CTCACCAACACTCATGGTCAAGCCAAAAGTAGTTAGTTGTTGTCCAAGCAAGCCTGTACCAACATTTGTATAAACACCAAAAAAATTATTGTCGTCTGAAGTGTCCAGCCTAGCATTTTTTAATGTTTGTTCTTCAATAGGTGCAGCTTTTGGGCTTAGTTGCGGATGTTTTGGGTCAAACATGTCAGGTCCAACCATTAAACCGTTCCAAGTTTTTTTCATATCTTTTAAATTATAACGAAAACCACTGACATCGCAGATACCATAAGCAGATTTATTGGAATAAGACATTACGGATTATTATAACTTCTTAAATCTGGCGCAATTCTAAATGAGGCTCGTTCTTCATCTTGTTCAGCAGCTCTTGCAAATTCTTCTTCATACAATTGTTTGAGCATCCCAGTTCTTTCTGGTGCTTTTTTCAATGATATGTAATACGCCAAACCAGCTACTAAACAAGGATAAAAACGATAAGGCATTTCCATTGTATTACTGCCTAAATCAGCATCATCCATTCTGGTAAGAACATTCATTACTAAAGTATAAGTTGAACTTTTATCTGGTGCTGGATAAACACTTATCGTTGGTGACAATTGCTTATCTACAGTAAATTGGTTTGGTCGTGATGTGGTGCTTTTATTAGGTAAAGATGAATATTGTGATCTTGATATTCTGGTCATTGGCAAATCAGTATTTTCACTATTCACTGTTTCGCGTATAAATGCATCTAACACATCAATGGGTGCTGTCGCATTTGTTGAATCTATGTTGTAAGTAGCTGTTCCTTGCACCATAGCAACCGTCTTTTGAGCTACAGTCCATTGATTCAAGCCACGATTTGCCCATTCTGCGAGCATTAGATTCAAACTTCTCATCGCTGATTTGAGATCGTAACCTGTACGAAGTTCAATTCCGCATCTTTCGTAGCTTTCTTCTATAAACTCACCAACATCAGGTTCAAAATTTTTACTATTTGAAGTAGCCATTATTTATCTCTCATACATGATCTAGCAATAGATTCGCCAAAATTGACGAATCTATTACACATTTCAATACTCTTGTCTGCGACAATTAAGCATGAAACACAGTAGCAGTTAAAAATGTAGACACAGTATATTGGATGTAAATCCCAGCACTAAAAACAACACCATCACTTGGTATGGTTACATCTCTCGTAGCATCTGCATCTGACACTGAATTTAATTTCAAAATACTTGTTCCAATTGGAGAAGTGGTTAGGAAATTAACAGTTCCAGCTGTTGCTGTGCTGGTTAAAAATACACCTTTCAATCTGCTTCTGCCAGCCCATATAACATCTGCTGCTGAACCATTCACTCCTGCTGAAACATTACCAGCTGGATTACCTACTGCTGAAATACCAGATATTGTTTTAAAATATTTGGATCCAGTAGCTGTTCCTGCATTAGCACCAGTAATACTTTCAGTTTGACTATCTCCATCAACATCAGTTCCAGTGACAGTAAATGATTTAGCAGAATCATCCCCAGCCGAGAGGATAGTGACTACCCTCCCATGACTGAGTGTAACAGAACCGCCAGAAGCTAACGCACCACCTATAGTAAGTGCTGCGTTATTTCCGACACTCGCTGCTACTGAGATTCCATCAGCGTCTAAAGCTACTGTGTCTGCGGTTATAGTAACCGCTTTAACATCTGATCTAGCTCCCATAAATTACTCCTTTACTCAAATGGAGTTGCTAAAGTACCATCCCCGTGTAGGAACGCTTCACAATGCCATACTGCTGCTGTTGTTGCCTTCAAGCGGATAATTCCACCTACTAGCCAACCTTGTCCTGCTGATCCTAAATCAATAGTATCGTCATCGCTGGCATCAGGGATAAAGGTATTAGTATCTGTTGCAGTTGCTGGATCAAACAAGTGAGCAAAGCCAGAAAATAAATCACTGGAATTGTCTGTATTGATTTGTCCTGCACCTGAAAAAGTTGTACCAACTATGAAAGTATAATTCAAACCAGCTGCTGCTGTAGGTAGTGTAACTACTATTCCAGCTGCTCTATTCAGCGTATAGACTGTACCTGAGTCTGTTGACTCAACGCTGTGTGTAGCACTTGTAATGCTCTCTATTTGTGAATAAGCAGAAACATAACCTGTAGTGGTAATATTACCACTTGTATCAATATCTAAGTTAGTTGTTATAACTCCTGTTCCAGAAGCCTTGCTGATTTGTTCAAATCCACCTTCAGACCTAACTGGCCCGTTAAAAGTTGTATTAGCCATTGTAATTCTCCTGTCTTGGCAAGTGTCTACTACATCATATAGTAGTCAGGATTAATAAAAAAGGGGGGATTTTTATTTCCCCCCTCACATTTAGCTTATGACGATCCCGGAGAACCGTATAAACCTAACGGATCAGATACTCCGAATGAGTAACGCTCTCTAGCTTTATAGCGAACATTACCTGTATCAAAGTCTCCATCCATGCTTGTATCAAGCGGAGTACGCTCGAAGTGTTTCAGGCCATTAGGAATATCCGTCACTAAAAACCATGCATTAGTGTCCGTTAGATAATGATTAACTGAATAGCCTTGTGGAATAGTTCCATTAGCTTTAACAGCATTAATATCATTATCAGCAGTTCCAACTCTGCCTTCTGACTCAAGTATTCTTGTTGCCACAAACATTAAGTTTGGTGGAACAATTAACTTTTTAGGTCTTGCTGCAATTAGCAATCCTCTTTCATCAGTCCAGCCAGCAATAGAAATAACAGCAGCTTCTAGTGAAGTCTCATTGAGATCAGCAGCAGTTGCAGGTCTATTACTATTTTTGCCGCCACCAACAAGTACATGACCGCCACCGCCAGTAACACCGTCACCATCAGCAGTAAATAGATTAACTCCATCTCCTGTTTGATAGCTGTTACTAAAACCGTTGTTAAGCGGATATGCAGATTTAACTTGCTTAGTGTATGCCATAGCACGAGCTAGAGCTTTAGTATAACGACCAGATAGCGAATCATAAAGATTATCTTCCATCGCCTCTTCTGTAATCGCAAATCCCATTGCAATAGTTTCGTGATTATAACGTGCAGTAAAAGCTTCTTGTGCAGAATCATAACTGAGAGCTGAACCTTCATCTTTTACTGGAGCAGCAGCAAATCCACTTAACTTAACTTCTTCCTCGAATGAACGGTCAGAAGATTCAGTTTCATAAATTGCTTTATGCTCGTCTTGGTATTTTTCATACTCCAAACCAAAAAGGGCGTTTAATCCCGGCAGGAGTTCTTTCAACATTTGTGCGCGTGAAATAGCCATAGATTATTCCCCTTAAATGCCTGTTGTATTATCGAATTGATGCCCAACGTTTACTTTGTAAACTGCATCAGTGTAGGTATCACCTACTGCTGATGTTGTGCTATCGACAAACTCAACAAGCTTGAGTGGTAAAGTATTAGTAGTAGCGACTGTTGAAACGTCTGCTGCATTTTTACTTTTACCGATTGAAGTAGATCCAGCAGTCTGGATAAGCGCAAAGTTAGCACCTAGAGCAGTTTGCGCTAATGTACCATCACCTTGCATTTGAAACAGAGCTTGCGGATCAGTTAAGACATATGCAACCGCATCAGACGCTGCTGTACTAGCAGGCCAGTATTGGTTAAATGTCATTTGGTTTGTATTAGGATCAGTGTATTTGCATCCTAAAAATATTCCAACGGTTGTTATTGCAGTAGTACCAGTGTCTAACTCAACAGTACCTGCTGTTACTAATTTTAAAAAATCACCGTGAAATATTGCAGTGCCATAGGCGCTGGCAATCTTTATTTGCATTGTTTTTCCTGTAAAGGAACCACTTGCAGAAAGTGTACCAACTGGCCTAGCACCATACGGAGTTGCTGTAGTAGCCATTATTTTTCCTTATAAATTAAAAAAGGTTCTTACGAACCGCCACGACCAAACGTAGTCCGAGATCTACGATCTGGAGCCAATACTGGCATCCGGGGATCATTTTCTCTCATATATGCTTGATCGACACTCTCCATTTGTTGTGCAGCTTTTTCTTGATAATGTTTTGATCTAGCTGCTGCAGTTTCTTCTGGAGCTTTACATAGTAATAATCCACCTACTTCAACACATCCCGGAAATCTTGATTCATGATCTGGTATCACGCTTAATTCAGGATGATCAACAGCTTTTACAGGTTCCCAGCCTTCTCTAAATCTCATAGATACGTTAGTATTATCGGATTGTCCGGTCATACTGGTTCGTACCCATCGAAAAGCCCAACCTTTTTGTGGGGTTGGATCTGGTAACACTGAAGGCGGTTTCCATTCAGTAGGTCTTTTGTTATCGCTTCTTGTTTCCAAGCTGCGAGGTGTGCGCTCTATTTTTTCGTTATTATTATCAGCCACGTTTACTCTCCTTAACCATTTGTCTTGCATATTGTTCAGGGGTTATTCCCAATCTTTTAGCGAGTTTTACTTGGGTTTGTGTAAGCTGAACTTTGCGCGGATTCTTACCTTCTCTTTGTGCGGAGGCAACTACCGTGTTTTTCTTTCTTGTGCTTGTTGGTTGCACGTCTTCTTCTTTGTCAACATTAAAAAATTCAGGAAAAGTTTTGTGTAATCTTGAATTAATTGTGTCGAAATACTTATCTGATTTAGATGTTATATTCTTTTTTGTAAGGTTTTCATGTAAACCAAAAGCAAATCCTGTCATCTCTTCATAGCCCGGCTTTCCAAACCATTGATTTTTATCAATCCAATCTTGAGTTCTTGGATCAGCAGTTTGTGGTTGCTGATCAAAAGACTGAGCTGCTTCAACTCTTTGTGGTTGAGGTTGATAATTTTGTAAATAAGTTTTATCAGTTTGTGCCTTTGTTAAAGACTCTTGTGCTAAAACTAATGCTTCAGAATCACCGTCATCATAAGCTTTTTTGTAAGCTTGTTTTGCTGCTTCAATCTCAGTATCTGCTCTAGTAGAAACACTTTTTATTAATGCTTCCTCACTACGGTTAACAATATCTGATAATTTTACATTTTGTTGTTGAATATTTTGAGCGTATTGAACTGCTTCATCACGAATACGAGCATTTTCTTCTTTCTCTCTTCGTTGTTCATGATACTCGTATTTTAAACGATTAATACGTTTTTTAACTTGATCATTTACACCATCAATTTCTTCATCAATATTAAAATCGTCAGATTCTGCTTCTTGTCTAGCAGGTCTTTGATCTTCTGAAGGGCGATCATCAATAATTTCAAGGTCGAAATCATTAGGTTGTTTTTTTACATCTGCCTCATCTGGCAGTATTTGCGCTTCTTGATTATCCACGAGATATACCTCTAGGATCGTCTACAATAGCTTCAACAGTATCATCATTAATAATTCGGAACTCTTTGCCATGAATTTTAAATCTTGTGCCACTGTAAGCTCGCATGATTACAAAATCACCTTTCTTACACCAAGCACCATCTGGAAATCGTTCTTTATCTTTATAACAATCTGGCCCCATATCAATAACAAAACCAACAATAGAAGATACATGTTCAGTTTCTACCGTTGTTTGTGCTTTTAAAATTCCACCATCAGTCTTTTCTTCAACTTCAGGCAGTCCAATTAATATTCTGTATCCAGTAGGTTGAGGCAACTGTGTTGCTCTTTTCCCTTCTGTAATATTAGTAGCTTCTGCTAATGCCATCTTAAACGTCCTCATTGCACCACTTAATTTGGAGAAGTGGAGAACTCCTTGCACCCTATGGGCGAAACTAATTTTCTATCAAAACTTGATTTACAATTTCTTCTATATCTCGTTTTGCTAGTTGTATTCCTTCAAGCTTTCCTCTACTTAAACTATATTCAGTGTAATCTTTAACAACGCCTGAAATTAAATTATCTTTTAAAATAGATTCTGTCTCGTTTAAACGTGACATTAACAAATCTACAAACCTTGTGTCAACCATTATTATTGTCCTTTAAGTAGTTGATCTGCAATTTTACTTCCTATTTCAGCACCTTTGGTTTCTTGATCTGCAGATATTTTTTGTTCTTTAACAGATAACTCAGCTTGTCGTTCTGTAATTTTAGCTCCAATTTTAGCGCCTTCAATTCTTTCATTACTGTCAATTTTAAGTTTTTCAAGATCAATACGCATTTGTTCTTTTTGTCCATCAAGTAATAATTTAGCTTGATCTATTTGTGTTTTAGTTTGATCTGTTTGTATTTTCGACTCAACTTTTTGTTTTTCAATCGCAAGTTCTTCTTGTTGCATTTGAACAATTGGATCTTGAGCTGCTGCTTCATTTTGTTCTTGTTGTTTTTCTTGTTGTTGCTTACCAAGTAATTGTTCTGCAGCTTCAGAAATTAAAGCAGAAAGACGAGATTCAACTTCTTCTGGTAACTCCATACCGATTTCTGGTAACTCAATACCAAGCTCTTGTTCAATTTCTTTACGATATTTGAATGCTAAATGCTCTGTAATATGAGCTTCAAATGCTCCTTGTATAGATTGAGCCATTGTTGAAGTCTGCATCATTTGTTGCATTTCTGGATCTTCCATCATTGACATATGAGTTTTAATATGCGCGTCATGATCTTGATATCCAAAGGATTTTACTGGCTTACTATTTAATATATCCATGTTTTCAGCAACTGGATCTTTAGGTTTAAAGTTATCTTGAGATGGAACTATTTGATCAACATCAGTAATACCTAGAACTTCTAACATTTGTCTATGTAATGTAGGTAAGTCATATAACTGTGGTGCTTGTGCTGAAAGCTGCAATGCAGATTGATATTGCATTATTCTTTGCCCCATTGTAGCTGCATTAGGGTTAGATACTGGAATAACATCAACTCTTTGATCAAAGTCTTTTTCTATATCGTTTTCTTCTCCATCTAATTCGTATGGATAAGCTGGAGGGCCAAAATCTTTAATTACATTAACTAAGATAGCTAATTCTTTTTTTATTGCAGTATGTAATCTTGATTGTATAGCAGACATTACTTTCATATTCTTTTCTAATATAGCTAATGTAGTGCCAACTGGAGCTTGAGAATTCATATCTGATGCTTTTACATCAGTAATTGCTGCAAAACGTCTACCTTCTTCAACAATATTACCTAATAATTGAAATAATGTTGGTGATGGCTCTTTGTGCGGTAAAAATGTAATATTTTCTTTTATTGAACCGCCCGGAACGTCTACATCTCTAAATTCTCCCGGCATTATAGGAGTGTCATCCCCTTTTACTCTCATACCACGAGTTTTAAGACCTCCGGGAAGGTTAGCAAGCGTACCTGCATCTACTAATTGCCGTAATAAACTTGTTGCTGACTTAACTAACCCACCAATAAGGTGAATTAACCCTAGTCCATAGAAGCCAAGTCCCGGAAGATACTCATAATGAACAAAATGATCACGCCTCATGTGCTCTTTATCATCTTCAAACCAATTTCTTTTGATTGATAATATTTCTGAAGACTCTCTATCTACAGTAACAACATAAGGTAATGCAATACCTGTAGGTTCTCCGTCTTTTTCATCTTCAAAGTCATCTAAATCTAATTCAACGTGCATTTCTAGCAAAGTATGCACAGAATCACCGGTTAAATAACCACTACCAGAGCTACTTTTTGATATTTTATCGCCTGTTAAGTCACCGTATTTTTCTTTTACCTCATCTAAATCTAAATCATAGCTAGGTAAATCAATATCACGATAGAATCCATTAACTTGTAGTTTACGAATTTCGTTTTTACTCTTACGCATTATATGGGTAAGTCTAGTTACTGATGTAATATCAGTTGCACCATTAAAAACAACCATATCTTCTGAAGGAACAAACATAGCACAAGGTCTTTGCATAGATTGATCGTAATAAATCTTTTTAAATGCACTACCGGCTAAAGGTAAAGAGAATAATAATCTTTCCATTTCACTTCGATACTCTGTCATACGATCAGTAAGCAAGTAATTCATATAATCTTGAACTCTAGTTGCTTGCTGTTCTTTTTCTGGTGTTATCTTGCCAACAATTTTAGTTTTAGCTGGCCCTGATGCTGGGAATATTTCTGTAATAGCTTGCGATTGAAAACGAACTACAGCTTCTGAAAGCATTGGATGGTGCACGCCACAAGCTCCGGGCCAAGGAGTGCTTCGATCTTCTGTTTTTAAACCAAGTTGTTCTAATCCATTAATATAAGACTTTTCCCAAGCTTTCCGAGAAGATTTATCGTTTTGATATGCACTGACTAATTCAGAGCCTAGTGAAGATAGAATATTTTCTTCTATGTATTCAGCTAAATTTGCACCAAACTCAATTTCTTCATCTAATGCATTTGGATCAAAGTCTATTAGCATACCACCATCTTCTGTTTCAATAGCAACTGAATCTGGATTTTCTATACTAATTTCAATTTCTTCAGAATTATCTTTCATGCGCTCTTGCATATCGGACATTTCTAAACCTGTAAGTGCTTTATCGACAGCCATAAATTTTCCTATAGAATGTTATAGTGTAAACAACTTAATAATAGTTCGCAATAACTGGTACATCACTACCCATATCTTCATCATGATCAAGCGAAATAAACCCACCTTGTCTAAACCGTAACAAAGCTTGCGTAGAAGAGTCTACTAAATCATCATGATCACCGACAGGAAAAGAAGCAAATTGTTCAATAACTTCTTCTGCCCATCTGGTTTTTGGCGACCAAACTACGCCTGATGCAAAAAAATCTGATACAGCGTTAACTCTTGAAATCTTATCATTGCCGCGAGTAGGTGTATACTCACTAACAAGTATTCCCATACGTCTTAACTCTTGAACCAAAGGCGCTCCTGCTGCTTTTGCTTCAATAATACAAGCATCAGGACTCCAGTATTTATACATTTCTAATGCGCGTGCTTTTAATTCTGGAAACTCTAAACGTTCTTGCAATGCATCTAATAAAATAATCTGAGGCATATTACGCCCTTCTTCATTATCTGCGTAAAATACACCCCATGTTGTGCAAGCAGAAAAATCGGCTCGCTCATGTTTTAAAAATGCCGTA